TACAGAACCAGCTGCTTTAATATTTGTAATACCAATTTTAACTTTTGTATTTGCTGAATTACCTGCTCCTAATGTTTCAAATTGGAAAAGGTCATATCTTTGACCACTAATAGTTTGTGATTTAATCATTGGAGTTAATGCTTCTTGTGCATCATCTGTAAAATCCTGTGAGTTTAATACAGTTACTGAAGATGAACAACTTGCATCAAATGTTATAGATGAATTTTTAAAAAACCCATAAACATATGCGGTTTTTGAACCTAATGCCGATGTCCCAAATACTGCTTCAATATCGTTTGTATCAGACGGGTCTAAAGATGCCGATAATGATAAACTACCACTATTTGTTAATAATTTAAAATCACCTGCTCCGGTTTGAGAACCACTAACTTGTGCTCCGAATAAACCTGCATTTGAGTTTGTAGATGTATTGAACAAAATACCCAATGATGCGGATACCGAACCAGAAGTTGCTGTTAATAATAAAGGAGCGGTTTCGGTATATCCACCAACACCTGCTACTCTACAAATTGTTGCAGTTCCTGCTTCTCTTAAATAATTTTGTACCGCTAAAGGAGTATAATATGTATCATCTACTACTCCGTATAATGTTTCAAATTCAGCTTGTGAATTTACAATTGTTGGTACTAATGGGCCTTCTTTGAAAGGGCCGATGAATGCTGCTCCGATGTCAGCCACACCTTGTTGTAAAAATGAAAGGTCGTTTTCTTTTGTAAATACGCCTGGTGATACTATCTTTTCTGCCATTTTATATGCTTTAATTTAAATTTATTAATTCTCAATATAAATATAAAATTTTCAATCAAAACAACAAAATCTTATTTGTATGTTGGAGAGAAATAATCGTATACTTGTCCTATTGATGCTTGTGATTGTAATGTGTTATAGAATAATACTGGTCCAATTTGTCCGTTCCAGAATGTTGTTCTTGCACTATTACTACCAATTGTTAAAAAGTTTGTTGACGATGGTGCCGTAAATGATGCTCCTCCACATGCACCAACTGATGTTTTATCTACATAAACCGTTACAGCTCCTGATGGTTGGAATGTTGCTGAAATCATATACCAAACATTTGCCGATAATGAAGTTGTAAATTGGCCACTATTTCCTAATGCACTACCATAGAATTTTACTCTATTTAAAGTAGAGCTATCTGATGATTCAATTGCTAAACCATAAAAACCCGCGTAGTCAAAAATGTGTCTTGATGCTACACCCAATGTTGTAGTTGGTCTAATCCACATATGAATTGTACCGGTATTAGTATTGAATTGAGAAATACCACCATTAATATTTGTAGTAGTATCTTTATACCAGAATTGGTTTGTACCATTTCCTGCCCAATATTTTTCTTTTTTACTTGCACCTGCATTATATGATGGGTTACCACCTGTAATACTTGCTGCGTTTAAAACACCTGCAGGTCTTACACCTGTATTATATCCTGCTAAATCTAACCAGTCTGCTGTTGCTGTACCATCTGTTGATGATGCTTTTCCTGGGTCAACATACATTCTTAATCCTGAAGATGGGATATATGGTTGAGTTGTTGTACCTTTGTTATGTGAAATTAAACCATTTGATAAGAATACATCGGCGTTTTCTACATTCAACGTTACAATTTCAACATCTGCAGTTACTACTTCTATATTTGTTATTTCAATTTCACTTTCATCTTGCATAATAAGTTTGTCTCCAGGTAAAATTTCACCTACATTTTTAAACTTATATTTACCAATCTCATTATCATAAACATATAATGGGTGAGTTTCAGTTGCATTTATTAAACCATTATTTAAAGAAAAATATCCTTCTGCGAAATTAAATGTTATATCTCTAACTACTACGTTTTTGGAATCACCTGATAATGTGTTTGACAAATAAAATCTCCATTCAACTTGGTCACTATCCAATGGTTGAGACTCATCTGGTAATCCAGTTGGTTCCCATGCTTTGATTTCATCACCAACATTTAAATCTTCAATATTTACTTCATTTCCGTTTGCTAAAGTTACTTTAGTACCAAACAATAAACAGAAGTCAGGTTGGTTAATTGTATTATAAACGTCTACTGCGTATAAAGTTTTTGTAGCTGCGGAATTATAGTTAGTTGCATTTAAATTATATCCGTCAGCATATGTCATTGATAATACTGAACTAGCTTCAGAATAATTTGCAGCTGCAATTGATGCAGGTGTAATTGGGAACGATGGTGATGCTCCTAATGTTGCAGTACCTACCGAAAAATTTGCATTATTAAATGATACTGTGTAATTTGCTGCTACACTACCAACTCTTGCACCATGTAAAGAACCTTGTGTACCAAAAGAAAATGTTGCCGATTCGGTTGTACTTTCTACGATATATGTGAAAGTAGGTAAATTTCTAGTTATAGAATCAACTGCAAATGAAGTAAATGCAGCTTGTGTTCCTGCTGCGGCGTTCATTGCATTCATTGAAACTGCTTGACTGGTTCTTGCCGAACCTTGTGTTGCTCTATATAAATTCCCTAATGATAAATTTGTTCTTGGCATAGTATAAAGTGTTATTCTCCGTTATAAATATCTAAAAGTTTATCTTTCCATTCATCTTTATTGGAAAAGTTTTTAATCATCCAATTTTTAAGTTTTTCAAATTCTCCTTTACGGGTTTCGTAATCATCTTCACATATTTTTTGGTAGGTCTCTCTAAACGATATCGCATCAAACGCTTTGTATTTATAATCAAGTGGTACGTGCCATTTTTCATGTAGTATTGGAAGCTTACCCCAATCCACTGCTTCAAAAATTCCATATCCGAATGGCTCATATTCAAAGCAAGAGTGAGATATTCCCCAATCAAGTGCGTAGAACCTTTCTTTATATTTGTAATCAAACTTGTAAACTTTTGCTTTTTCAAATTTGTATCCATATTTCTTTTTATAATATTTGTTGAATGTTTCTGAATTTGTAGAAATAAACCCACCTAATCCATCCATATATTCAACATTTTTTCTACCTTCAACTCTTGCTGCGTATCCTAATTCTATTGATGTTGAAAGTTCTTTGTTTTGTGTAAATGTATAATTATTTGGAATATGATGTAAGTTTTCCGTTTCATATGGAAAATGATACAATCCTACCCAAACTTTATTTTTAATTTTATTTATTAATTCATTTTCGTATTCCCAATTTCCGTACCAATGTAGATATTCATCTTTATCTTGTTGTGCCATTAAAGACACTTTGGTTAAATTGTGAAAAATTATTGAATCAATCTTTTCCAGGTTTTGATGAATGGCTCTGGTTGGAGTATAATGACCATGTAATATATGTATACGTCTTGCACCTTCTAATATTTCAATAATTTTATCTTCGGATGTTTCCCAGATATGGTCTATTTCAATTGGAAATTCTTCGTAATTTGTGGGCTTGTGTCTATGGAAAAGTAGAAGTGGCTTGACTTTTAAATCAGGTGCCACTTCTTTTATCCAATTAGTTACCCATATATCAGCACCGCTATTGAACCAGGGTCCTCCTGCAGTGGTATAATAAACATCATACATTTATTTAGAACCTATTTGTGCTTTTAATTCCTCTATTTGAATTTGTTGTTCTTTGATTGCTTCTACCATTAAACCCATCATTTTTGAATAGTCTAATGCTAAGAAACCATCATCTCTTGTTTTAACTACTTCTGGTAAAACTTCTTGTACTTCTTGTGCTATCAAACCTGTTTTAGGAGTTGATTTTGTTACTTCATTCACATCATCATTCCATTCCCAAGTTACACCATTCAATTTAGTTACTTTTTCTAAAGCGTTTGGAATAGTTTGAATATTATTCTTATGTCTTTTATCCGAAGTAAAGAATGCCGTAATATCACCTGTTGCAGTTACTGCTCCGGTTACTGTTAATGCTCCCGTTGCGGTTGCTCCACTTACTGTTAAAGAAGTTAATGTTCCTACCGATGTTAATGAAGATGCCGTTACACCCGATGCTAATGTTGCACCTGATAAAGTTCCTGCTGCTGCAGTTACTGTGATATCAGCTGAACCATTGAATGAAACACCATTGATATTTCTTGCAGTTGCTAATGTAGTTGCAGTTGATGCGTTACCTGTCAATGCACCTGTGAATCCAGTTGAAGTCACCGATGTTAAACCTGCTATCGTTGTTGCGGATGAACCTAATGAAATTGCAGTTGAACCAATAGTAGTTGAATTATTTGTTAATCCAATTGTTGGAGTTGCTCCTTCACCACTATTATTAGAAAGTGTAATGTTAGTTCCAGCTACTAAACTTGCAACATAATTACCCGTTGTATCAGTTCCTAATGCTACCGAATCAGCTGCAATTGTAGTTGCAAATGATACGTTAGCTAAATCAGTTATTGTACCTGTACCGGTTACATCACCTGTTAAAGTAATTGAAATATCTTTTCCTTCTAAATTACTCAATCTTGTTAATGCGGAAGAACTAAATGTTTCCAAATTAGCCGTTTCAACTTCTAATGCCGCTAATCTTGTTAATGCAGAAGAACTAAATGTATTTAGATTACTTACTGAAATGTTTACACTTCCAGATGTTGTTTCTAAATTGTTTAATCTTCCAACACTTGCAGTATAGAATGATGCAAATGCAGTATCATTTGTTAAATCTACTGAATTGATTAAGGTTACTATTTCTGCAAATGAATCTTTATCTGCAGCTGCTGCTGATAAAATTGCATCAACTCTTCCTTTTTCAGTTGTAATTCTACTATCTACCGATGTTGAATATGTTGAAAATCCAGTTGTTGATGTGATATCAATTTGAGATGAACCACTTACTATTCCTGCTGGTATAGATGAGATACTTGCGTATGTAATTTGAGATGAACCACTTACTGTACCCGTTGGTAAGTTTGCGATTGTTTGTGCTGAACCTGAAACTACACCTGTTGGTAAGTTTGCGATTGTTTGTGCTGAACTTGAAACGATTCCTGATGAAAAAGTTAATCCGTTTATAGTTCCACTAGTAGTTATATTTCCAGTAGCAACAATTGAACCTGTTAGCTCAATATCATTTCCAAAAACAATTTTACTTCCACCTGAACTTAAGAATTTAGCTGTGCCATCTTGCATGCTAACATTTCCTTTAACAGAAATTAAACCAGCGGTAGGGTCTAATAATATATCACCTCCACCTGATGATTTTAATTCAACATCACCATCTACTGTTTGTAATGTAATATTATCAGTACCTACTTCATTAAATTTAATTGATTGACCAGTATCGGTTGTAAATATTAATTCTGTTGTGTTTGATGAAAGTACTTGAGTTCCATCAATATATAATGATGCAGATGATAAATATAAGTCTCTCCATTGTTTACTAGGAGAACCTAAATCAAATACACTATCCGATGAAGGAATAAGTGAAGAACTTAAAGATGCGATTACATTAACTGTGTCAGATGTATTATCACCAATTGTTAATTTACCACCCAATGTTAAATTTCCTGCAACGTTTGCATTTCCGGTAATATCTAATCCGGAACCTGAAATTGCTCCAAAGTTTCCGGTACTTCCTGTACCTCCTGCTGATAATACGATGTCGCCTGTTGCTCCACCTACTACTAATGTTCCCAATGTGGTGTTCACATATGGTTCTCCGAATGCTAATGAACCGGATTGTTGGGCGGTACTACCGCGTCTAAATTTAAGTCCCATTTTAGTTTACTCTTTTTTTTAGTTAAAGTATAAGAAATTCCTTATACCTTTATAAATATAGAAATCTATAATAAAAAAAGAATAAATTGAAAATAATTATATTTTTAAAGACAAGTTATATGTACACTATTAACATTCAAATCCAGTATCACTACCAAGAACTCCGGTAGTAGAATTTAAAGTATAAGTAGAAGTAGTCAATGTAGTACCATCATATCCCGCCACACGAGTAAATCCTGTAATTAATGTGTTTTGAGGCATTCTATATAATGTGGAACCAACAGCACCTGCTAAACCAGTTGCATTGTTTGTAGATTTGACCACTCTGATGTTTGTCAGAGCACACACTCCGGAGTTGGCGGCACCTAGAGCAACTTGGAATTCGTTTACTACCACAGTATGGTCATAATTATACCATTCATCAATTGCATTTGGAGCTGACCCGTTTGGTTTTTGTGTACTATCTTGATTGAGTATACTATAACTACCAGCTTCCGCTTCAGAAAGTCCAATTGTAGCATCTGCTGCTCTACCTAATTCTATATTTATGTCTGCAAATGATATTTGTCCCGATGATTGTAATGCCATATTATAGTTTTATATAAATATAGTTATCTATTATAAATCCAATCTTCACAATAATTTATTTCTTTAATAGATTTTAAATTATCTATTATTTTTGTATCAACTAATTCAGGATGTACCCACCAATCTTCATATGGGTTATTATTATTTGGTGAAATGTTTGA